TTAGCTTTTGATAAATGTATGTTTTGGCTATCAAACCAACAGCATGTTCTAAATCAGAATTTATCCTACGAAAGATATAGTCATTGATAAAAGGTAAAATATCTTTACCTAAATTTCTTAACTTATCAGGTAATTTACTCTTTGTAACTTTAAAAGTTATCATTAGTAATCCGTAGGTATCTTTCTATAGGTCATCAGGATACGTTTAACCTCTGGTAAAAGTTCCGCAGCAAATATAGTATTAATAGAACCATCTGGCATAGACACTGAGCTTAACCCAATATCTTTCCTTCTCCTAAACACAAAAGTAGTCTGTAACAAACAAGCAAAGGCTAAGTCGTCTGGCACTTCCAGTAAAACTGTTTCCGTAACGGTACTAATTCCAGAGATGCCTATTGCTGTGTCAGTTATAGCATACCCACCAGTGTAGGTGACACACAATTCTCTTGGTTCTGTATAAGAGGTAGAATAATCAAACCGTAGAAGTCCTAAAGTAGGCCATACCCAGTAATCATCATTAACAGTCTGCGTAGTATCATCCAATGTAACAGTTAAAGAAGCAGTTGAATCAATAGGAAATGCCTCTAAAAAGTACTTGGTTCTTCCAGCATCAAAATACTGAGTACGTTCTGCCTTCTGTAGTTTTCTGTTAAGAAACGTTTCAAATCTTCCAGAAACGTACTTTATAATAGTAACTAATAGGCTATCATAGTCAGTTTTAGCTGCATCTATTTCTAAAAATGCTTTAACTGTTGCTAAAGGTACGAGCATTATGCTCATAGATTATTATCCTCTTTTTCTTACTTTCTGTTCATGCACCATTTTATCTTTCTTAAAATCAGAAAGATTTATTTCTTCTTCTTTTTCTTCTTCTTGTCCTTTGACTTGTTCTTCCGATTCTTCTCCGTTTCCGATTCGTGTATCGGAGCTGTTCTTGCCTTTTTCCTTGCCATCGTCTTTCACCTCAAGTTTCCAACCCTGATTCTTTTTAACTATTGGTAGGAGGTCAGAGGGGATTTCCATCCCCTCTGTAAACCTCATACTGTTGTGCATCACTACGTAGCTCTTTCTAACTACTGTTTTCATGGTTTCCCCCCATTACATCTTTTTTTCACTACACAGGATATTCAGTAGGCGAACCCAGAACTACAGTAGCTGAAACAACAATAAAGTCTCCAGAACCACCAACGGAACCATAAGACATGTAACCTCTAACATATCTCTTGAAACCCTTAAGGTCTGCAACTTCAATTTCAGTCTGAGTATAGGTATTTGTTACAACACATTCCTCAGAATACCCAGAAACAGCAGTAAAAGTACTGTTGTCGCTAGATTCCTGAACGGTACATGTAATTGTAATGCCTGTAGGAACTGTGGTGATGGCTTTTACTGCTGAATTATTAAACACAAACACAGCAGACTCATACCCCAACCTATCAACACCAACACCATCCACTGAAGCACTGCCAGTTGCCCCAATTGTCTGAGGTGAAATCGTCACCTGCGAAGCTATCATATTTCCTAAATCTCTAAGCATAATTTTTTACCTCCTAAATTTTAAGGGGGAGGGTCTCTCCCCCTATATAAGTTACGCTATTGTAACATCATTAATCAGGCAGAAAGACTCCGCATGACGAACCTGAATATCAACCGACTGAAGGATTCTCACCCAAGTCTGGTCAGTCTGGAAAGCAGTTGAAGTTTCCTTCGAAGCCATCAGTTCTATTCCACCCCACATACCTATTAAAAGCTCTGCCCAGTTAGCAAAATAAACTTCTGTACAGTTTTTGGAATTACCTTTTGTAAGGTTGATAGGAAGCTGCGTAGTCATCTTGTAGGGATGTCCCATCCAAGAAACTAGAGCTTGGTCAGAAACCATAGGCTGAATTACATAATCACCGCCAGTATCACTAGTATACTGAGCAATTTTCGTCTTAACCAGTCTACGCCTTACTGCTGGGTGGAAAACGAAACCAAGTTTTCCTCTATAAGCATTAGCTGCCTGAAGTGCATACTGCATATCATAGAGGTGGTCAAAAGTTACAGTACCACCATTATCACCAATAGCGACAGTATTAATACTAGGAGTATTAGCTATACCCCTAGGCTCATGCTCGGAACCACTACCCTTAAAACCAGCATAGTCAATCTTTAAAGCAATTGTCGTAAACAGGTCATTTCTAATCAAGGCTTCTGCTGAAGGATTGGTGTATTTCAAAGTTTCGTTAGAAACCTTAACCAATGCCCCAACTTTCTTAGGAGTTAAGCTAATCATGCCTGTGGTTAGCTCTGACTCAGTTATAGGCTCATTCTCACCTACCCAGTAACCAGTAGCTCCACCAGTCTGTTTCGGTAAAGTCACAGGAATACCCTGTAGATTGTCAAGAACCGTAGCTCCTAACTGAAATAATACTGACTCTGCTCTCAAAAGCTCTATGTAGCCAGCAAGAATCTCATTGGGAACAAAATAGCCCATTGAAGAATCAGTACCAACTGACATTGCTCTTTTACGAGCCTGCTGAAAAACTTCTTTCTCAAAACCAGACTCACTCCAGTCATTCGTAACCATAGACCGAACTGCTCTTAGAAACGAGAAATTCTTTGCCTCATCTTCCAAACCAGGAAGAGGACCGACTCTTGAAGGAGTCATTCTACTTTCAATATCCTTAATTCTTGTTTCGAAACTCTTCTGAGCTTTGTTGATTTCCTCAACAGTAGCTCCCATATCTGTCAAATACTTCATCTGTGCATCTAACATTTCTTTAATTTCCATAATTAAATTCCTCCTAATTAATTTGTGTTATATAAATAGTTTCCTTGTTCACTGTCATTTCGACTGAACGGAAAATTTGGCTGTAAAGCTCTGCATATCAGTTAAGACACTTTTTATGTAATCTTCATCCTCTTCTATCTGCTTCGTAACAGCATCTTCTTCATCTTTTCTGCCCTGCTCATCAATAGCATTGGCTAGAGTTTCTAATTCTTCCTGAATCTTAGCATCCTCATCATCCCATTTGGTTAACCTAGATTCAATCTTATCAATCTTCTCGGTTATCTCTTTCTTAAAATCTTCTATCGCCTTCAATATCATCTCTTCATCCTCCTCTGATTTACATCCACCTTTAGGTTTCTTTTTATCCTCTTCGGTTAATTTATCATATTCTATAGCTAACTTATAAAGGTCTTCTGGGGAACATCCCATTACCATGATTTTATTATGCTCTTTCACCCAAGCGGATGCTTTCTCATGAGTCCAACCTTTTGATTTGTCGAAAAGATAACCAGTTATTTTCTTACAATCTACACAATAATGTGCCTGAATACCTTCCTCTTTAGAAATCGACATAGTTCTTATCTTGTGATCACTATGATTACCTTCGTCTACACCAATATGAACATAGCCCTCAGTATCAGGTTTAGTTATTGCTTCATCCCCTAAATCTTTAGTAACCATATCAGAAATATCTTCATTCTCTAAAGGTATGATTTCTTCCTGTGAGGAGAATAATTTCTGCTGTACCAACTCATAATAATCTTTCATAAACTCATCTTTATTTTCACCCATACTCTTCTGAAGTGCCGAAGGGTTGGCTGGAACTGTTACCTGTGAAATTTCAAGAAGTTCTACGTCAGTATACGTTCTTACAGGTTTCTTACCCGATTTAACATCCTCATCGTCCCAATTGGCTGTTTCATAGCCCCCAGGACGGGGTAGGAACCCAACTGAATAAGCAGCGAGACCTTGTTTAGCAAGATGAAACGCCCAGTCTGCTTCAGCATTCCCATTGCCAACAAAGTATTTAAACTTAGCAACAAGTGCATTATCTTCCACTCTCACTCTTTCTGCCACCCCAATTTGGTTTAGAAGGCTACCGTAATTATGACTGGAAAGCAGTGGTCCATGTTTCTTATATGACCCTAAACCCCTCTTCCATGCATCTACTTTTATCACTTCCTGGTATCTGTCAATGGTATCATCAGAAACCACTGCTTCCACAGTAAAATTCTTTTCGTCAATACTCTTAATCTCACCAATATGGGTTTTTATAATTTTGTCCATTCTTATCCTCCGTTAACTTCTCCTTCTATTATACTATCGGCAACTTAGTTAAAATGTTTAACTCTTTTTTACATTTTAGTAATCTAGGACTATTCAATCGTACATTTTTATATTTTTCTAACAAATAGTCATACTTCTCCTTTTTTCTATCTAAAAATATATAAGAGTTTTCATACAACCTTTGCATGACAATCAATGTAAACTTTCCCCCTTTTCATACAATTCTTTGATAGTGCTTCCAAGTTGGGGAGTTACTTTCATGCTAGTTTAACCACAGGAATACAGTAGCAAAGACATCCAACTACTTCTTGAACTGGTGCTTTCTTATCAGTAGGGTATCGAAGTGTAAAGTCCTTGCTGAATGATTCCCCTAACTTAACGATTTTATTATTAAATTTAGCATGTCTACCACTTTCCGCCCTTGATAACCATTTATGATACTTTACACCATTCTTCTGCATAAGTAAAAAGCGTATTCCATTAATAATTGCAGAGGTTTCAGTTCTTGCTATTGTAGCAATCCTATTATCAGTTTTGTTATATAAAGTTCGTATCTTATCTGCCTGTACCTTAGAGCTTTTACCAGTTGACTCAGTTAAAACTTTCAAGAGGCTATTATAGATTGTGTTAATTACTGTCTTAGAACTAAATTTTAGTCTTTCCATAATAAAATCATCTAGTTCCTTATACTCAATTTCATCTATCAACAGCTCTTCTTTCAACAATTCTTTGCCAGTTTGAGAAGCAACATAGTAAAGATTTGCAAATACTTTCTCAAGTAACTTTATCTCATCATCTATAATTAGGGGATTTTCTTCATTCTTATACACATTGACTAAAACCCTCTTACGTTGTTCATAGAGGAACCTTTTAAGTTTACTTTTAAACATCTGTTCTACTGGAACTTCTCTTGCAAGGAAATTCCCCCACAATGAATCATCTCGTTTTGTTAAGTCTAACTTTTTTTCACCTTCATCTGGTTCCATAGGCTCCTCTTCATCTTCTCCTTCAGCGGGTTTAGTAGGCTTACTTCCTGGTTCATCATCATCGTCTCCTGAAGGTTTAGCAGGTTCTGGTACTGGATTCTCCATAGCATACTCAACAGGAACCATTCCCATTCTTACAAACCATGTATTTCCCCACTTAACATCTTCAAATCCCATATCCAATCTCTTGTTAATCATATTAATTGGATAACCCATTTTATTAAGAATCTCTGCCATATCAACTTTACTTCTAAAATCTTCTCGTAAAGCTTCAATAACTGAAATGTCAAAACTGCCCCAGTATTTTCCAGCCAGAATCTTAGAGAAGAATTTAGCCCACAGAAAATCTTCTAGGTAGATAATCTTTGGCAGCAATGTCTCTTTCCAGAATGACTGGTGCGCATTGGCTATCCCCTCGTAAGATTGCGAAATCATTAAGGATTTTCCATTATACCTAGTTAATACATTATGATAAGGGGGAACTTCAAAACAGTAAACCTTACCTTTATACTCTACTTTTTCTGGTCTTATAGTAACCAGTTTGTTATTTTGTTCCTTATTAGAAATGTAAACTTGCCACATATTTTTCTTATTTGGATATTTCTCACTTTTTCTTACTAATCCTTCATTTCCCCCTTTCAATGTTGGTACTCTACCAACCCTTAGAGCAAGTTCATATACATCGTTAGCTAACCCCTTTGATGTGGTATAAAAAACAAAACTATCATTCTTTGTTTTTGTTCCATCTCCTTCTATAAGAGAATAAAATAAATATTCTAGTAAAGAAGGATGAAGATTTAAAATATCTCTAGGTATTCTCTTTTCATGACAATAATGACCAACATTTTCTATTAAATAATTATATAAATCTTTTCCACTTGTAACAAAAGTTGAACCATGCCAATCTTTACTTTGGTATTCTTTAAACGTATAAGGAAAATCTTTTAAATCTTCTCTCAGTTTTGTAAGACCTTCTTCATTTGCTTGTGCTATCCCTAACTCATAAGAACTAGCTCTTCGATAACACCCTTCTGAAATAAACCACCCTAGAAACTTTAACCAAGGAACAATAGGAAATGTAGTAGTGTTGCTACCCTTTTTAGAAAGTTTTTCACTATCCTCCTTCTTTTCTATTATAAACTCATCAATAAGTTCCCCATCCCATTCACCATTTTTAGGAGAACCGAAAGTATTCTCCTGTATTTCAGCAATCCTCTTAAATTTATAATCTGATTTAAATTTATTATGCTTACAATCTTTCTCCTTTCCAAACATTTTATGCTCTGGGGTAATCATATAATCAGTTTTTAACGCAATATTTTGCCCGTTGACTAAACTCTTCTTTTGGGTATACATTTCCCCATCATAATCATAAGTATAAATTTTTGCTGTATCTTTAAATTCTATTAGTCCAGTTTCTGGATTCATAGAAGCAATTTTATCCCCAACTTTTATATCTGTTACAGAGACAAACCCATTATCAGTCATAACTTCTGTATCTGGATGGAAGCACTGGATATTCTCATAATTTCCAAGCACAACTTCATTCGTCTTAAACGCAGCCAATATCTCACCACGGATAACCGTTTTTAAAACACTAAACTCCATATCCCTCTGAGACATGGCTTTCGTTTCTTTGAATTCGGCTCCACCTTCAACAATACCAACTTTATGAGCATTTCCGTAACCAGAATGTCTTTCTTCAAACTGTATCTTTAACCTATTATATTGTTCATCAGTTAAGAAATCAGGGGCTTCAACTATACCAGAAAGGGATACCCCATCTTTAAAGAACTGTTTATTATATTTACTCGCAAAGTAATCCTGTTCAACACCAAGTCTTGATGCTTCAACACCAGATAACCCCCTAATATCATTGTAGGGGTTAAAATACTTAAACTGGAGTATCTCATGAGGAGCAAAAGTAACTTTCATATCTCTTGCAGTGTACTCCCAGTATCCTTTAAACTGTCTATTCTTATCAAATAACGGTTCAAACCTTGTAGGGGTAACACACCATATTTCTGTAGGAATCTCAGTAATATTCTTTCTACCTTCAAGAATCCAGAATGCCTCCCCATACAATTCCATAAACAGAACTGTAGCAAACATTAATGAGCTTGTTATCATAAATGGATTGGGGTTTACAAATAAATCATATAGTGCCCCTTCAAAAACTGGTGTTTTTATATCTTTCTTTTTTTCTTCATAGACATAAAAAGGAACTCTTGAGATGTTCTGTGCTATTGCATTAATCGCAGCAAATACCCATACTGATTTTTGGTAAGGGTCTGTCACTTCCATATTGTCAGACGAATTGAGAATGCTGCTTAAACTCCTATAGATTCTACTATCATCGACTAATGGACCTACCGACTTTTTCGGTATTACCAGTTTTTGTGCCTCTTCCTGAATCACTTTTCTCAGATACTGTGAAATCGCTTCTCCCATTTTACTTCTCCTTTTCACTCATGAAGAAATATATTCTTTCATGATAGTGTATTTACTAGTAATTATCTTCTAATTACCGTTGTATTCTTCACCTGCACCGTAAGGTCATCTTCAGCCAGTTCATCATTACTTAAAGTAAGATATACTTTACAATCATAGAATTGACCAGATACTCCACCTTTAATCTGCACATAAACTGAATCACCATTAATAGTAGGAACACCTTCAATCATAGCATCAGAAACATCAGTGTTTGCTAAATCGTACATGGTTGCTGTAACCGCAGTAATCGTAACTCCTGTTGGAAGTGTATTTGTGCAATCAATTTCTAAAATTCGTGATTCGCTTGGCTGTTTAATCCAATTGTGGGGGTTCATATCTATTCTCCTTATCCGTAAAAGGTGTATTTTTCTGGTTTATCTATAAACACATATGTGGTTGGTTTGCTCTTAAACACATATGTTTCTGGCTTATCTTTAAAGGTAAATGTTGCATAGGATTCAGTTGTAACCCTACTTGGTGTAGCTGAAGCGGTAGCTGATGGGGTAGCACTAGCTGTATGTGATACAGTATGTGACGGTGACGGTGTGTGTGAAGGTGTATGTGATGGAGTGGAAGAAGGTGTCGCACTTACTGTATGTGAAGGTGTTGCTGAAGCGGTATGTGATGCTGTGTGGGAAACTGTATGAGAAACTGTGTGGGAAGGTGTAGCACTTGCCGTATGTGACGGTGTAGCACTAGGACTAGGTGTTGCCGACGGTGTTGCCGACGGTGTTGCCGAAGCCGTAGCTGAAGCCGTATGTGATGGCGAAGGTGTATGTGACGGTGTATGAGAAACTGTGTGGGAAGGTGTAGCACTAGATGTTGCCGAAGCCGTATGTGATGCCGTATGTGACGGTGAAGGTGTATGTGACGGTGTTGTCGAAGGGGTTGCTGACGGAGTAGCACTTACCGTATGACTAGGAGTGTGAGAAGGTGTTGCCGAAGGTGAGGGTGTATGACTAGGGGTTGCTGATGGTGTATGGGAAGGTGTGGCTGATGCTGTATGGGAAACTGTGTGGGAAACTGTATGAGAGGGAGAAGGTGTAGCACTAGCTGTAGCACTCGGTGTAGCACTCGGTGTAGCTGACGGTGTAGCTGACGGTGTAGCTGACGGTGTGTGTGATGGTGAAGGTGTGTGTGACGGTGTATGAGAAACTGTATGTGAAGGGGTTTTACTTGGTGTAGCTGACGGTGTAGATGACGCTGTATGAACTGCTGCTGTAGTAGATGGAGTACTACTTGCTGTATGACTTATCGTATGTGAAGGTGACGGTGTAGCCGAAGGTGTATGTGATGCCGTATGTGAAGGAGATGGAGTATGGGAAGGAGTAGCTGAAACTGTATGTGAAGGTGTATGTGATGGTGATGGTGTGTGTGAAGGCGTAGCTGATGGTGTAGCTGATTTTGTATGAGATTCGGTATGAGATGGCGTAGCTGACGGAGTTGCAGATTTTGTATGAGATGGGGTTGCACTTGAAGTAGCACTCGGTGTTGCTGAAGCGGTATGGGAAGGAGATGGTGTGTGTGAAGGGGTTGCACTCGGTGTAGCTGAAACGGTATGGGAAACTGTGTGGGAAGGTGTAGCACTAGGAGTTGCAGATTTGGTATGAGAAACTGTGTGACTTGGGGTAGCTGACGGTGTAGCTGAAACTGTATGTGAAGGTGACGGAGTATGAGAAGGTGTTGCCGACGGTGTAGCTGAAGCTGTGTGTGACGGTGTATGGGATGCCGTATGTGAAGGCGTATGAGATGGAGACGGTGTAGCACTAGGTGTTGCCGAAGGTGTTGCCGACGGTGTGGCTGACGGTGTAGCACTTTGAGTATGTGATGGTGTTGCACTTGGAGAAAGTGTATGTGAAGGAGTGGCACTTGGCGTGGCAGAAACTGTATGTGAGGGGGTGGAAGAAGCTGTTTGACTTGGAGTAGATGACGGTGACGGTGTTGACGAAGGAGTGCTTGACAGTGTGCTTGAAACCGTAGATGAGGGTGTTGAACTAGGAGTAGACGATGGTGTCGAAGACGGACTCGGAGTGCTTGATGGTGTAGACGAAGGCGTGGTGCTTGGTGTAGAAGAAGGAGTTGATGAAGGACTAGGGGTGCTTGAAGGTGTCGAGCTTGCAGTTGAAGAAGGGGTACTACTTGGGGTAGAACTTGGTGTGGTTGAAGGTGTGGCTGACGGTGTGGCACTTGGCGTACTTGACGGTGTCGATGACGGTGTTGAGGATGCCCCTTCTGCTTCATAATAATAGACAAATATCCCACCATCGGCCCATCGTATTGTGCTGTCTGCTATTATCGCCTGTCCGTCAGCCCATTTAATCTCAGTTGCCATCTATCCTCATGTTATGGTTGGTTCAGGCCAGACATAAACTTCATCATTGGCCTCATACTC